AGTAATTGGCTTTGAATGTTAGGTGGCATAACCCCCTACCTCTGTACTTATACCCGTCACCACTCTGTTCGCTACCATTACCAAACCTGTCAGCATACACCCTATTAGCAATAGCTTGTGGGTGTCCTGCATAAGATGCCGCAATGATTTTAGATTTGAAGTATTTAGGGAATACAGCCAACAGTCTTTCAGGTGTAGTGTAGTTAGTGTTCTCAACAAACCTAGTAAACCCCATTGTTTCATGTGCATATTGAGAGATAAAATGGGCTATGCGTATCGGTGTGTTGATTTCATATTTAGGTAATAAGGTATTAAGAGCTACAACCAATTCATGTAGGTCTCGACATTTTGGTGCTACCACTTTCAATTGTTGCTCTGTAATCATTTTATTTTCCTACTGCTAACCACCATCCTTTTGATGCCTCTGGAATAATGTCCGACGCATTCCCTCCTGCCCCACACCATGTAAAGCTTGCTGTTGTTATGTTTTTAACAGTTATAATCTCCGCTCTGTCAGGGTTTGAAAGTGCGTCACCTGTGCATTGCACGTTATAACAAGCTGTAGGGAATGCAGTGGGGAATGTTATTAACGCCTCTATATCAACTACGTTAGAATTATAGCCCCATTGAATAACCAACCCTCCCAACCATGTTGGAAATGAGATATAACCATTGGTGGCAAAACTAGCTGCAAATCCTAACCTAAGCTTCAAAGGTGTTGCTACAACCGCATCACTTGCACCTGCTAATAATTCAGCATTAGTGCATATTTCAGTTATACCTGCCGATGTTTCAGTAGCTTGCCCCGTCTTAGCATCAAACTGAGTCTTATTAACAGCACTATTGCCTGTTGTAGCTGCAGCAACAGCAAACTCTTGTCCTGAATTACCTGCTACAGGGGCTTTTGTTGCTAGTCCTGTATCTAGTTGACTTTTATTTACTACTTCATACCCTGCTGTACCGTTTGCTGCTGAAAACAACTGAGAGCTAGACCCCGCTAATAAGGCTTTTAAAGCTAACGCGTTATCTACTTGTGTTGTAGAGTAGACACCCAGATTAGAGCGAGCTGTAGTTGCATTAGACAATGAAGCTAATGTACCATAATTAGTAATGTGTGTTGCAAGGTTAGATTGTACGGCAGCAGCAGCACCTTTATCATCAAAAGCAACAGTCCAATAGGCTGCTTCACTTGCAGGGTCTTTATTAGTCCCCACTTGTAATGCTTTGTACACCAAGCCGTTACGCTGAACATAACTTTTATATGTTGCACTATACTGATACTCAACAGCACTATCCCACTCAGGTACGCCCATTTGAAAGAGGTACGCTAAGGAGCCGTCTTGTCTGTTCTGAACCCAATTCATTTTTTCAAATTCAGGTTTCTCTACAACCCACCCATTTTGAATCTTCACATTAGAGGGGGCTGTCTTGCTGCCACCACTAGCCCAAACATAAGTCATGTCTGGTTTTGTTATCTTAGCCATGTATTGCTCCTTATTTACAACAATCTTGCATAGGCGTTTCTAAAATAACCCCTGCTTGGATAATAACCAAAACCAAAATCAAAGTATTGATAACCTATAGCTGTCCAATTAGAATCAAAAGCTATATTCATACTACCCGTTGCAACTTGAGTGTTGTTAACATATAGTCTTACAACACCCGCTATTCTTGTTGCCTTCACTTCTATGTAGCTTCCTGTTGTTATTGTAGAGGAGGCAGATTTCACTTCTTCCAGTCGGTGATAAAAAGAAATAGCCCCATTAGAGTACACATAAAGCTGAAAACCTTCTCCACCAATCGCTGTCGACCTAAAGCAATCAAAAAGAACGCTACCAACAGAAGGTATGCTATCTAGTTTTACAGTCACGCCAATTTCAAAATCTGCTAAACCAATAGCTAAAAGAGAGCCACCACTGTTATACACCCCAACTATCCCGCTCGTATCTGTGTACATCGCATTGTCAGCAATAACAGCACTGCCAATCATTGCCCATGTATTCCCCTCTATGTCATAGATTACAGAAGATGAAAACGGGAGGTTTAAGATGAATGTTAGGTCAACAGGCGGACTAGACGCATTAAGCAAAGCTAAAGGAAACATATTAACCTCCTAATACAGACCAAACATTACTGCCACGATAAATCAATGTTTTGATTTTAGCATTAGCACTAAAAGCAAGTGTACCATTTAACGTAACGCCACTAGCAACCAATATCTGAGCCGCGTATGTGCCTGTGATGTGTATTGTCACGCTATCGCCTGCCGTTTTACCTGTCGCTGTAGCCGCGTTAATGGTTATGCTAGTCAATGAGTTATTCGATAACTCAATGATAGTATTACCGTTAGCTGTGACAGCACTAGCAGGAACTGTGTACGTTGTCCCTGAATTACTAACAAACTGATAACGACTATTAGCGATTGATGTGTATGTTGTTTCTGCTGTAGCTGTTGTCAGATATGTACTTGCTGCTGTAGCTGTTGTCAGATATGTACTTGCTGCTGTGGCAGAAGTTAAGTAGCCACTTAAATCAACAACCAACACATAACTACCACCCTCAAACTTATAGTGCTTATTTGTGTCCTCGTCATATACAATACAGCCTTCTGGTAAGGTGTAGAACACCCAAGCACCTGCTACTCGTGCAGCGAGCTTGTCGTTTTTTCCTGCAAAAGCACCACTACCTGTGGTTACAATATAACGTGTACCGTTTGTAGTGACAACAGGACTAGCTACAAAGCCTAACACTGTAATGTTGATTGTAGCTCCAAGTTGTACTAAATTGGAGTCCATACCTGTATTCCAGTTATCTTCCCCTAATGCCCACCCATATCTTAATCCGCTAATTGGGTCTGTTAATGCTGTCATAATTTCCTCGTTTTAATGTTATGCGCTTACTAATTCATAAGAGACACAAATTGGAATGGGTATAATACTTCCTATGCTACTAAGCCCTCTTAGGAAGTATTCTTGTAGTGGTGTTAGTGTTACATAATATGTAATTACTAGGTGTGCATTACCAACTTCTTCTATCAAACAATCATTTGTCTCTAATATGAAGTTAAGTGCATTCATCACACCTTGCGGTGTTGTGTTAGATATATTAGCTGCAATTCTAGCCCTAATTAAGAATCTGTATGTATCATCGTCCACTTCAAAAGGTGAGCCATTAACATCAGAAACAGATTTAAAGTAACCACCTAACCCCGCATCTGCTGTTGTACCAAATGTCTTCGCAAGTGGTGCGCCATCAAAACCAAAATAATGGAATAATGTAAAGTCCACTAACACTCTTGGTTGGCCAACAATATCCCCTATCACATCTAATTGAACACCAACAGCATTGTCTAAGTCTCTTAGTTGTTTTAAGTCTTTAAACGCTGTTTGTAGTTCTGCTATCTCTTGCATTACAATCTTAACGTAGGCATCAAAAACGGGTTTATCTTTAAATTGTTGTGTGTATCTACTTCTTGCTACAGTGAGATAATCTGTTTCCACAAAAGGAATCATGTTTCCTCCTTAGACAAAAGAGATACTAATGTTTGATGCCGACAAATTGGCAATCTCATTAAAATCAACAACAATGTTTGTTGTGCCTGTTGGTGTAGGTGTGTCTCCGATAGTTAAACTACTAACGTAGAAGCCATTGGTTGCACTATTTATAGGTGTATATAATCGACTATATAGTACAGATTCCCCAATACCAAAGTCAGCTAGATATGCAACTAACGCATCTGAAATCAACCCATTACCATTTGTAGGAAATGTGTCGTCTTTGACAAGAGTCATAGTGATGTAGATTTCTTTATTTGTTGGTCTGTCAAAAGAAATGTCGTGTAATATACCTGCACTATCAGCAACAGCTACAGTTGTACTACCATAACTCAATATACCTGCTGGCTTGTTGTTCCATATAGCTTGTGCAATTTCTGCATCTATTCCGCCTAATACAATAGGGTAGAAGCTGTGTGCAGGTACAGGGGGGGATACAAAGCCTGTGTCTGTTTCATTCTCATAAATAACAACCTGTCTGACACCATCTAACACTAATACAGCAGCATAAATTGCTTCGTATGTGTTACTGCCATCTTGGAATTTAGCTCTCAAGAATCTGTGTCTTAATTCGGCATCAGTTTCTAAAATTGTACCTACAATACCTGCAAATGGGTTAGTCACACTTCCCCATCCAACCAAAGGCGTTTGGATTGTTGTGATAGTGTTTTCATCTTGTGTTATAACACCCGTCTCTGTACAAGATGCTAGAGTAGACTTTTTAGCCTTAGATATTGTGAATTGACTTAATGCTGCAAAGTCGCAATTATAGTCTTGATTAACTTCTTGTACCCACAGATTGTTCCCATCTATTAGTCCACTAATATAGGCAGCATGAGAAGTGTTTATCTCATTTGCAAGTCCTGTAACAATACTAGAAGCTGTTGCAGACACACCAGAAGTATAAGACACAGTAACAGGAGTGGAATTAACACCAAGTACCTTATAAGTAAAAGAATAAACAGTAGAGCCTGCCACAGTGGTCGGAGTAATATAAATAGCAACCGCATCATTCTCATCTAATAATACACTCTCTTGAAATTCAAATACTCTGTTTTGGTCTGAACGTACATAACTACCTGTAGGGATTGTTACACCATAAGTGCCTGTATTTACTAACAACGCTTGTGTAGCTGTTGCTGTATTCCTTGTTACTCCACCAATCGCGCACAACTGCTCTAAGGCCACACCTGTAGCTGTTGTGATACTAAAAGCGTTATATACTTCTTGCGATGTTTCCCATAACTCTGTTAAAGGGGAGGCAACAATCTGTATCCATCTTCCTAACACTGAATTGTTAGATGTGTCTAATACATCACCACTTGTTAGAAAAGAAGAGAACTCTACATCTGCTTTAGATTTAAGAGAAGTGATGATGT